AGCTAAGGCATTGCAAGATAATCTATCCATAGCTATAAAAGTAGGCTTAGGGTTTATTGTTATTATGGCTGGTTTGTTAGGTGCAGCTATTTATATTAAAGGATACTACTAGGCATGGAAAACTTAACTCAAAAACAGAAAGAAGAGATAGCTGAACTGGCTGCTGATAAAGCGTATGACAGATTCTATCTTGCCGTAGGTAAATCAGTGACTAAGAAGCTAATGTGGGTTATAGGTGCAGGTGCATTTGCTGTTTGGTTATACTTTAATGGAGATATGTAATGCCAGATGCTAAACTAACTAAATTAGGACTAACAGCTTACAACAAACCTAAGCGTACACCTAGCCACCCTAAGAAGTCTCATGTAGTGGTAGCTAAAGAAGGTGGAGTAACAAAGACTATACGCTTTGGTCAACAGGGAGTTACTGGAGATAAGACTAAAACAAAACGATCTGACTCATTTAAAGCTAGGCATGGCAAGAACATAGCCAAAGGTAAGATGTCAGCGGCTTATTGGGCCAATCGTGAAAAATGGTGAGAGGTAGTACAACATGGGCATATTAAGTAGTTTATTCAGTGGCGGTAGTGCTGTTGCACAGCCTATAGAAGCCATTGGTAACATTATAGACAGTGTGTTTACATCAGATGAAGAGAGAGCACAAGGCGAACTACTTAAGCAGAAGTTAGCTATGCGGCCCTCTATGATGCAAGCGGAGATTATGAAGGTACAGGCTAATCACAGGTCTACCTTTGTTGCAGGAGCTAGACCCTTTCTCATGTGGGTATGTGGCCTAGGTTTCTTATTTGCATTTGTTATTAACCCTGTACTACAATGGATAGCACCAGAGCTAGGTAGCCCTGAGTTACCCTTAGACGCTATGCTTGAACTTACGTTAGCAATGCTTGGCCTTGCAGGTCTTAGAACAGTAGAAAAATTAAATGGTAAAGCCACATGAAGACACATAAAGAGATGGTAAACAACGTACTTGTGAGGCTACGGGAACGTGAGGTTGACAGTGTTAATGAGAATAGTTACTCAAAGTTAATTAGTTTATTCATTAATGATGCTAAGGAGTTTGTTGAGTCAGCATGGAATTGGTCTGTTCTTAGGCAAACATTGACTGTAGTTACTCAAGATGGTGTATTTAACTATGTGCTTACTGACTCAGGTAATAACGTAGCTATACTAGACGTAGTTAACTTAACATCTAATACGTTCTTAAAGTATAAAGACCCACACTGGTTTAACAATGTATTTCTTAACAACACACCAGCCGAAGGTAACCCTGACTACTACGTATTTAATGGCGTGAGTGTAGCAGGTGACACACAGGTAGACTTGTACCCTATCCCTGATGGTGTGTACACTATCTACTTTAACGTAACTATGCGATCACAGGAGCTTGTGGCTGATGCAGATACAGTACGTGTACCTCACTTACCTGTACAAGCTTTAGCTTATGCTATGGCCCTAGAGGAGCGTGGTGAGGACGGAGGTATGTCAGCAGTATCAGCTAAGGCTCTTGCTCAAAACTTCTTATCTGACGCTATTGCCTTAGACGCTAACAAGCACCCAGAGGAACTGATCTGGGAGGTCTATTAACCATGGCTAAACAATTAATGTCCTCCTCTATTGCTGCACCTGCATTCTATGGTTTAAACACCCAAGAGTCAGGTGTAACACTACAGGAAGGTTTTGCACTACAGGCAGACAACTGCGTCATAGATAAGTTTGGTCGATTAGGAGCACGTAAGGGCTGGCAGACTTTAAGTACAGGTAAGGATGGTTCAACAGGTGCTAATGCTAATGTTAATTTAATAGGGGTTTCTAACTTTAAAGATGTTGTAGGCGTTGATACGTTACTATCATTTAGTGTTAACAAGTTTTACAAAGGCCTTACAAACCTAGTAACTTTAACCCCGTCTACCTCAGACACGATAGCCGCAGGTAACTGGCAATCAGCTACACTAAATGATAATCATTATTTCTTTCAACGTGGATACTTACCGCTAGTGTATACTAACTCTGGCAGTGCAGATACTTTTAAATCCGTAGCAACACACACAGGAACTACAGGTACGCCTCCTAGCGCCCACACAGTATTAGCAGCCTACGGGCGTTTATGGGCTGCCGACACAGCCACTAATAAGAATACAGTTTACTTTACTGATGTTCTTAATGGTACTAAATGGAGTGGAGGCACTTCTGGTAACATTAATATATCTTCCGTACTTACACAAGGTATGGACGAGATTGTTGCCTTGGGCGCACATAACGGCTTCTTAGTTATATTTTGTAAGAACAACATTATTATCTATGGTGATGGTAATAACTTTCAAGCAGGTATGACTACCTCAAGTTTAACCTTAGTGGAAGTCATAGAGGGTGTAGGTTGTATTGCTAGAGACAGTGTACAGAATACTGGTGAAGACATTTTGTTTTTAAGTACCACTGGTATACGTTCATTAAGTCGTACCATACAAGAGAAATCTCAGCCTATGCGAGACATCTCTAAGAATGTACGTGATGATGTAATACAGGCCATTAACGCTGAGAACATTGATTTAATCAAGTCAGTCTACTCGCCTATTAATGCTTTTTACTTAATTACTTTTCCTACGTCACAACAGACCTTTTGTTTTGACACCAGAGCACCTTTACAGGATGGCAGCTTTAGAGCTACAATATGGCCCTCTGTATCGCCTAAGGGTTTTTTGTCTGAAGGTTCTACATTATACTTTGCAGAAAACAATGGCATAGCAGAGTACAAAGGTTATCAAGACAACGGCTCTAAGTACGAAATGGCGTACTACAGTAACTTCTTTGACTTAGGTATGGCTAATGTTTCTAAAATTGTAAAGAAGCTATCAGCAACTACAGTAGGAGCTACAGGACAAACCTTTGCACTTAAGATTGGATATGATTATAGCCCAGTATATTATGGTTATACATTTACATTAGAAGTAGGTACTGTATACGAGTATGGTATTACTGAGTACGGCATAGGTCAATACTCAGGCTCAGTCTTAATAAACGAACAAAAAGCATCAACACAAGGCGCAGGTGACATTATACAGATAGGATTTACTACTGATATTAATGGTGCTCCTATGTCATTACAGAAAATTTCACTATACGCCAAACAAGGTAAGGTACTTTAAATATGTCTAATTATACTAAAGCAACTAACTTTGCATCAAAGGACGCCTTACCCACAGGTAACGCACTCAAGACTGTCAGTGGTACTGAGATTGATGACGAGTTTACAAACATACAAACGTCTGTAGCTACTAAAGCTAACCTAAGTGCGCCTACGTTCACAGGTATACCAGCGGCTCCTACAGCAGCTACAGCGACTAACAGCACACAAATAGCCACCACAGCGTTCACACAGGCTGCTATAGTGGCTGGTGTTGCAGCTAAGGCACCCATAGATGCCCCTACGTTCACAGGCGTCCCTGCGGCTCCTACAGCGGCTGCTGGCACTAATACTACACAGTTGGCTACTACAGCCTTTGTACAGGCCGCTACGCCCACAGCAGCGACTATTAATGGTCTAGCATATCCTGTAGGCTCTGTGTACACATCAGTAGTTGCAACTAACCCTAACAGCTTACTTGGCGTAGGTACTTGGGTAGCCTTTGGTGCTGGTCGTGTCTTAGTGGGTATTAATGCAAGTGACACTGCTTTTGATACAGTAGAAGAAACAGGCAGCATAGTTACAGGAACGGGAGGCGCAGGTCAGCCTTATATTGTCGTATACTTTTGGAAGAGGACAGCATAATGCCGAGTATAGATGACGGATATGGTAATAAGAATACGCAGTCACGTGCTAACGAATACAATGGAGGTAGAAATGCTAATGATCAAGGTAATGGTGATGGTAGAGCAGCAGCAGCAGCGGCACAACAAGAAGCAGCTAGGGTTGCATTAGGTCAACAACAAGAAGCTGCTAGACAACAAGCAGCGGCAGTAGAAGCACAACGTCAACAACGAGTAGCTCAGGAACGTGCTCAAGCTAACCTAGCTATAAGTCGTGCTCAGGAAATGCAAAAGTATTCTAATAACGTACCTGTAGATGATCGCAGCACTTATGGTGGTGGTATGTTACAAAGTACAGTAGGTGTTGCTGGCGGCCCTATGTCAAGAGCCGATGCAGCTATCATGGGTCAAAACTTTACGCCTCAGCTACCTAACACTGCTGGTGGTTGGATGCAAATGGCGGGTTCTCCCTTCTTACCCTTTATACAGTCTTTTGCAGATCGGACTAGATACGGAATGAGTCCAGCTTCTCAAGCTATCTTTGATAGCTTAGACCCTACTCAGAAAGCTAACATAGGTTCATTACAAGATCAAGTTAATTATGCACGTAACATTGTAAAACAAAATCAAGCAGCACCTAACAGTTACACTGGCCCTCAGAAGCCAAGTAACTTTAGTGACCAACAGTGGAATAGTATGACACAAGGACAGAAGCAGTTTATGAGTCCTGAGGGTGCTTTTGGAGGTCAGGCTGGCATGGGTAATGCAGGAGGAGGCGGTGGTATGTTACAAAGTACAGTAGGTGTTGTTGGCGGCCCTATGGCAGGAGGAGCAAGAGACTACCAGCCAACAGGAGGCACATTCAAGCCTATTACCTTTAGATCAGGCACAGGTAACCCAGACCCTTACGCTGGCTTAAGTGACATGGCACAGCAAGGTCAAGGAATGTTTAACGTAGCAGGTCAGGATGCACTACAAGCTGCTGATCAGTTTAATTATAACTTTGACCCACAGGCAGCAGGACAGCGCTTATTTGATGAACGTTCCTCATTACTTGAGCCAGCCTTTGCACAGCAACGTGCTAAGAACTTAGAACAGATGCAAGGCTTGGGTCGTATAGGCCTACAGTTATCTGGTGAGGGCTTAGGTGCTGGTGAAGACTCAGGCATGATGAATCCTGATATGTTTGGTATGAACGCTGCACAGTCTCAGGCTTTAGCAGGGTTATCCGCACAATCTACTCAAGATGCCTTTGGTCAAGAAGTCCAACGTGCGGGTCTTGACTTGAATCAGTTTAACACTAATCAAATGACTGACCAACAGCGTTATGCTAACCTTATGGGTACTGGTCAAGGTATGCTTACCGCTAGTATGCTTGAACCTCAAGTACGTAATCAGTTAATAGCACAACAGCAACAGCAGCAAGGCTTAGATCAGAACTACGAGCTAGGTAAATATGGCAATGAAACAGCACGTATTACAGGACAAGCTCAAGCTAACAACTACAACTATCAGCCAGACCCTTGGCTTTCAGGTCTTACTAGCTTAGGTTCTTCATTCTTAGGCACTACAGGTGGCAGTGGTTGGTTATCAGGCATATTTGGAGGTTCATAACATGGCACAACAAGGTTTATTCACACAACTACCCTCAGTCGATGAATTGTTACAACAGCGTAACAAAAGAGCTACTGACCTACAACAGACATTAATGACTAATGCTGCACAGGGCGCACGTGACCCTGCTAAAGCACGTGCCGTTAGTTTCTTAGGTTCTGCTTTAGGTCGTGCCTTAGGTGACTCTATGGGCGGTGAAGATAAAATAATGGCTGAACGTAAAGCTGATATTGAACAACAAACTGAAATGCAGGGTAAGTTTGGTCAATCTTTTACACAAGGAACTCCTGAGAATCAACTTAAATTAGCTAATGAATTAATTCAAATGGGCTATGTTGAAAAAGGAACAGAATTGTTTGAAGTAGGTCAAGCTGGCTTAAAAGCACAACAGGCTAAAAAAGCTGCCGATTTAGTAAAAGCAGAGGAACAGAAACTACGGGATAATGTAGCAGCTACCGCAGAGGCACAAGGATTAGCACAGTTAGCAGCTACAGTAAGAAATGGTGGTGACTTAGGAGAAGCACAAAAAACTCTTGCTGAATACGAGCAGACACAAATTGTAGCAAGAGGTGGTCGGGCTGGTCGTGTACAGCTTGCACAGCAATATTCAAAAGGTCAGTCATTTGTAGATCAAATAAAAGCAGGTAAGTTTGATAAAATGGATGGTGCTGAATTTATTGCAGTATTAAAAGGTAAACAAGCTAATAACAAAGCGTATAAAAGTAGTGGGGGTATAACTAAAATATACAGTGAGGACGAGCAAGGTAAAGTTTTAGACCCCGCTTCTAAAACATGGGTATACCCCTATGAATTAGGCCTAAGTGTTGCACCTAAGCTAACACAAGAAGTAATTCCCATGTTAGATACAATAACACGTGAGACTATGGGTGCTTTGTTAGGCGCAGAAGTGCTAAATTATGCCGACTTAAATCAAAAAGCTAACTCAGCTATAAACGGTATTTTTATTAATGATCAATCCATGGACATTTTTGATAAGGGTATTATATTAGGAAAGTTTGGTGAAATGCGTTTACAACTTGCTAAAGGATTAGAATCATTTGGAATGTCAAGTGAAAAAGCAATGGAAGTAACCGCTAATACCGAAGCGTATTTAGCGTATCGTGGTAACGCTGTGGCTAACATAATTCAAGCTTTTGGTGCTGGTACAGGTTTATCTGATCAGGACAGAAAGTACGCAACAGCAATGGCGGGTGGTCAAATTGAAATGACTGCTTTAGCTGTAAAGAAAATCTTAGAGATTGAGCGTAAGGGTTATGTTAATTTAATTAAAGAAAATAACAAGGTGGTTGATCGTTTAATTGGTCGTATTAAAGGTACTGATACAGAGAAGAAAGAAATGGCGTTGTCCTATTACCTTGAAGAACCTGCTGAACGTCTAAGCGGAAAAACAGAGAAACAATCAATAGTTGATAAATGGGTGCAACGTGCAGAACAAAGGCGCAGGCAGCAGACACAGCTAAGAATGGTGAAATAATGAGATATACAAGAGAACAGTTAGAGGAAATCTTAGATGATGCAATAAATTCTAACGCTCCTCCGAATGAAATTGAAGCCATTACCGAAGAATTAGAGAACTTAGAAGTCGAGGAACAAGCAACGGAAGTTGAGAAACCTAGGTACACTGCTCAACAGTATGACTATGGTGAGATGCAGGACGAAGCGGCTACCAATATCCAAAGTTCTTTTGCTAATGCTGGTAAAGTTATGGACACTAACCAGCAAGAGTTTCAAACAGCCGTACAGGATAAAGCAGAAGCCCTAAGGCCTCAGGTAGAAGCTGGTACTATGTCACCAGATCAAGCCGCTACTCAGTCACTGTTAGGTTCACGTGACCCTATTGAATCTCATTATTCACAGGATGCTAGGCCTCAGAGTGTGCAAGAGTTAGCTGTTGCAAACCTAGGTGAGGCTATCATTCCTGCTGCTGGTGACGTAATGATTGAAGGTGCTAAGATAGCTGGTAAAGTTCTTAGCAATGTAACACCTGATGTCATAGAGAACCCTACAGTTAATGCTGTAATTGACATAGGTCAAGCCATAGCAGAACTACCTACAGTTCAAGAAATGATAGAGCTTGCTAAAGAGAATTACCCTAAGTATCTAGCAATGGCTAAAGAATATCCTCATTACGACAGGATGATAAAGAATGTATTTAGCATTGTTTCTTTAGGTACAAACACTAAAATTGAAGCTGGCATAGATGCTGTAGGTAGTGGTTTGAAGTCGTCAGCGGTTAAAAGCACATGGAAGAATAGAAGGGAAAGTGTATCTAATATGCTTGAACCTATCCATCCTGAGACAAGTGACATGACTACTACTATGTATCCTACTCGTACAGAGGGTATGTTAAATAGTATCAAGCCTAATTACACTGAACAAGCTAACGAAATAATTGATATTACGTCAACAGTTCCTAAATTAAAACCTAATGGTAGCTTTACTGATTCTCGTAATGCTATTTATGGCGAAATAACGAATACTGCTAAGAAGTTAAAATTAGATATTGCTAAAGCAGGTAACCCTCAATTAACTGTTGATGTGGTACAACAACTACAAGATTCTATGGATAACTTCCCCGAAAGCATTGGTTTTGGTTTAGCAGGAGGCACACCTAAATTTGCTACTGATCTAATGACAACAGCTATTCGTTTAGTGAAAGAATCAGATGGTACTGCCGCAGGTTTATTAGAAGCTCGTAAAAAACTTGATATGTTTATTGAGAAGCATCAACCTAAAGCTTTAACTCAAGAGTACATAAACAGTAAAGCTAAAGCTGTGTCAGAAATAAGAACTATTATGAATGACGCTGTGGCTCTTACAGTTCCTGATGTTAAAGTCAAGGATTTACTAGACAAGCAACATAAACTTTATAAGGCTTGGGACGTTACAGGCGATAAAGCTATAAAGGAAGCTAGGACTTCTATAGGTCGCTTGTGGCAGAAGATTACTGAGGGTAGAATAGTTATACCTAAAACACCCATGGCTTTACGTTCTATGGTTGGAGGTATGACGTACTGGTTAGGGAGTGGTAACTTAGGTTTTGCGCTAGGCACTGTAGCCTCAGTTGCCACATCGACTATTGGTTATAATATGCTTAAATCTCCTTACTCAAGAGAAGGGTTAGGTATTATACTTACAGGTACTGCTAAGTTAATTGAAACAACTAAAGACACTGCTTTACTTAAGCAACTTAAGGCTGATCGTTTGATTGTTATTGGTCTACTATCAGACCTTGAGAAAAACGCTGAACGTCCTCCACTTAAGGGTGCGGCTAATCAATAAGCTACAGTTATGGACAGTAGAAGGAACAATAGAATGTACAATACTTTAGATTGGTTAGGGTATAATATAGAAAGTCAAGGCCCAAGTGCTTCTGAGAATGAAGAAATGGGTTCATCTATGCAAAACCTTGTACTTGCCCAAGCTGGTAGGATGGCGAGGGATGAAGTAAAAGAAGAGTGGGGAAAACTTAACACTTCCTTAAGCTCTCGTCAAGCCGATATTGACAAAGCTACCTCCGCTTATTCAAGTGGAGATCGTAGCGCACTTGATGTAGGCCTTACTGCTGCTAAAAACACTGTAGGAGGCGTAGGTGACGTATTTGGTACAGCAATGTCTATACCCATCCCTGACGTAATAACAGAGCCTATGGGCGCTGCTATGCAAAAGATACCTACGTCAACTCCTGTGGATTCTTACCTATCTGAAAAGTTTCCCGATGCTTACAGAATGGCAAGCAATGCTGTTGAAACTGGCTTAGGTCTATTTACAGGTGGTAAAGGAAAACAATTAGTTTCTGGCCCTACAATAAACCAAGTTGCCCGTAATACTGATACTAAGCTAAAAGGTTTCTATAGTGGTAATCCACTGGCTAAACTTACGGGTGTGGCTCAAGCAGGTGCTGTTGCAGTAGGTAGGTCAATTAAAGAACTTTTTACACCACAATCTTTAGCAACCTTAAGGCAGACAGGTATATCAGAAGGAATGTTACAACAAAACGTAAGGCACTTACAGGCTTTAGGTCTAGGTAATAAATTCAATGACTTTGATAAACTAGGCACACAGGTCACTAAATTAAAAGAACAGGCGGCTAACGCCAAAACACCTGCTGGAGTTAAATCAGCAAAAGATAAACTAAAAATAGCTTACAATAAAAAGACTGCTTTAGGTAAAGAACTTAAACCGCATTTTAAAAATAAAGACAAAATACTTAAGCTTGCTAAAGAAGCGCCTAGTTTTCAAGCAGGTTCCGAAGCTTACCAAGGTTTAATGGACAAACAAACAGGAACGAATAGTCCTTTAGTTAAAGAATTATTTGGCCCTCAGGTAATGTCCTTTGGAACATTAGGTGGTTCGGGTATGCAAGGTGTGTGGGATTCTGGCGTTACTCGTAATGCTCGTCCTCCTAGTGCTGCTATAGAAGATGCTTTTCAAAAGCATTTAGTAGAAGCTTGGGGATTAAAGGGAAATACCGATAATGTTCAAATATTAGTTAAGAACCCTGTTGATCACCACCCTAATATGGGCCATGAGTTAATAACTGATAAGGCAGACGTTAGTCGATTTTTAGGTGTATTGGCTAATGAATTAAAACCTAACCATTTATTAGATACTCAGTTAATGGGAGATGTCATGCGTCTAAGAGGCGCCAAAAGTCCTACAAAAAGTGTACGTAAATATGTAAAGTATAATGATATGCTTGCTGATGGTAAATCTTTATCAAAAACACAACAAGAAAGTTTTGATGTTTTAAACAAACAGATTGATGATCTACCTCCTGCAAAATACGATGCCCAAGAAGGAGTATGGTATTTCTCAGGTAGTCATAAATCACAAGCAAAAGAACTAGGAGGTATGAACCATTGGGCTGCCTTATCAACTAGACAAAACTCTTATACACTCGCAGCTTCTGACGCTTCTGATATGTTAGGGGTTAAACCTGTAGGTGGTGCAGACTTACTCACTATTTTTCCTCCTTTGACAGGCTCGTTAGATGATTTAATTAAAGACACAAAAAAACCTAAAGGTTATTCAGTTAATGACCCTAACTATGTCAACCCTATATTGAAAGGGTCTGAGGCACTTGAGGCTAAGTATGGTGTACCTCCTGTTAAACGATTTAATAATGTTAATGCCACAACACAGCAAAGGATGGACGTTATAGAAAGTGTTGCAGGTAAAGTAAAGCCTGAGGAAGCTGATTATCGTCAATTAGGAGGTAACTACTCAGGTGCTGGCGCTTTTATAGATAACAAAGAAGACGAGTAAAACCTAAGCACAAAAAAGCCCTACCTAAGGAAAAAAGTATGTCAGCCCGTAATCATAAAAGTTGGTTGAAAACACCACCAGTTGAATATATAAGTAGTGAATGTTACAATAGTCAAAAGATTTATGAAGCAGAAATAAAAGAAATTTTTGCTAAAGTCTGGATACCTATTATACATAAAAGTGAAATAAAAGAAATAGGTGATTATAGAACATCACAGATTGCATTTCGTAATATACTCATAGTAAATCATGGGGATAGAATTAGATCTTATATTAATTCAGGCATTACAGGTGTGTCGGGTAACACAAACCCTTACGAATTATTAATAAACGGAACGGAAGAACTATATTGTGAAACAAAACATGGTGGCATGGTATGGGTAACACTAGACCCTAATCCAAGTATGAGTGTCGATGAATGGACTTGTGGTGCATTTGATTGTATTACAGATGCTATTGATACAGAAGAACTAGAAGTGTTTCATTACCATAAAGCAATTATTCCAACAAACTATAAACTATGGCACGATACTAATAGTGAATTTTATCACGACTTCATGCACTACTTTAATAGAGTAACAGGCTTTAATGATGAATATTTTGCTAGAAAGAATATTGCATTTGATAATGGTCATGTTAATGTAAGTAGTTTCACAGTAAACTATGGTGAATATGAAGGGGCTGGAGATAGAAAAGCATTAAGTTTTCCAAATTTGCCGCCAAATCAATGGTATATGGTAGACTTATTTCCGGGCTTTAACTTTAACCTACGTGGTAGTGCTTATCGTTCAGATAGTGTAACACCACTAGGCCCAAATAAGGTACTGATTGAATTTCGTGGTTATGGTTTATTAAAAGACACACCAGAAGAACGTAAGCAACGTATTGACCATCATAACACAATATGGGGGCCATTTGGTCGTAACTTACATGAAGACTTGTTAGGAGTTACTGGACAAGGAGTAGCAATGGCAGTCGGCACTGAGAAAAGAAATATACTACATGGGCGCCATGAAAATGGAACTATCCATGATGAAGTAGGTATGAGGCATTATTATTCTGAGTGGGGTAAATATTTAGGTGTAGACCCAATGAATCCATTGGCTGCATAAAGTTTTTTTTAAAAATTCTTTAAGTAAAACTTAAGCACAAAAAAGCCCTACCTAAGTCTCCTTAAGTAGGGCTTTTTAATGCCTAAGATTTAATGAATGTCAAACCCTGTGTTAGTCTTCCATGCAAAGTAATCCTCAGGTCTCATAATCTCCTTAAAGATAGTCTCAATAGCTACGATTAAACGTAACACTTCTGGTGCATCATCCTTATCTCCAAACTCCATCTCTTCCTTAAGATCACTGTGGAACTGCCCTAAGCAAATAACTGTAATCTGCTCTATGTCTACAAGGTCATTTAACTGTACACTCATGTTACCACCCCCAAGATTCACCAGACATTCCATCTGCGCTATAGTCCGTCACACGTCCCTCAAAGAAGTTCTTAAAGCTATCACCATTAAGTACCCAATCAAGCCACGGAAGAGGATTCTCCTGTACGTCCCAATTAGGCTTAAGACCTAGGTTAACTAATCGTCTGTCGGCAATGTATCTGATGTACTCTTTGACTTCACTAGCCGTAAGACCTTCCACACCTCCCAGTTCAAACGCCAGATCAATAACCTTGTCCTCAAGCTCGACAGCAGTCCTGTACATTTCATAGATAGATAGTTTAAACTTATCATCAACAACCTCTGGATTCTCATTAATAAAAGTACGAAACAATTCTGTCATACCTGCGACATGAATAGTCTCGTCCCGTATACTCCACTCTACAATCTCACACATACCCTTAAGCTTACCAAAGCGTTGGAAGTTCAAGAGCATTACAAAGGCTGAGAATAGACTCATGCCCTCATTACAAACAGTCTGCGCTAATGCTTTAGCTAATCCTGCTTTAGTGTCTGGGTCAAAGGTCTGCATAAACTCAAGCTTCTCAGCCATAGCGTCATACTCAAGGAACGCTGTGTACTCAGCCTCAGGGAAGCCTAGGGTATCGTTAAGCAAGGCGTAGGAGCGCATATGGATAGTCTCTCGCTGTGCAAACGATAACATCATCATACGTGCTTCATTGTTCTTGATGCGAGGTAGGAACACATCTACGTAAGAACCACCTACGATTACATCAGACTGTGTAAATAGCCTGAGTATCTGAGTGATAAAGTTCTTCTCTTCATTGCTAATCTTACCTGACTTCCATTGTGTCACATCTTCCTGTAGGTCACACTCCCACTCACCCCAGTGTAACTTATCATGCTCAATAGATTGCTCCACAAAGCTTGAGTAGTTAAAGGGCTTATACGCTGGTGATACTGTTAGTAAACTCATTTCTTATCCTTGGCAACTTAAACATTCATCATCGTCTTGTGCAAAGTCTGTTAGGGCTACACGTGTAGGCTTGAAGCTCACTGTGTCAGCCTTAGAACCTGCGCTAGTCCTTAGGTAATACAAACCCTTAAGCTTCTTATTGAAAGCTCTCAGGTGTACTTCATTCACATAGGCCTTATCAGTACCAGCAGGGAAGAACAGGTTAACACTCTGTCCTTGGCATATATAAGGCTGTCTACCTGCTGCATGATCAATAACCCATCGTTGGTCAAGCTCAAAGGCAGTCTTATAGATTTCCTTATCCCATTCATCCATCCACTCTAAGTGCTGTACGCTGCCCTCGTTAAGTACAATAGACTTCCATTGTTCCGCTACCCACTCAGGGTCTTTGTTATGCGCCTTAAGCACTTTATCTAAATACTTGTTCTGTACTAGGTGAGCACCTACTCTAGTCCTGTGCGTAAAGGCATTAGACTTAAGAGGCTCTATACTAGCGGAGCAACCAGCAATAATACTACTGTTAGCATTAGGCGCTATAGCCAGTAAGTGACTGTTACGCATTCCTGCCACGTCAGGGCAAGCCCCACGTTCCTCAGCTAAGTACACTGAGGCTGCTCTAGCCTGTGCTTTAATATGTGTAAACATATCAGTATTGACTGTAGTAGCCATAGGAGACTCCCACGGGACGCCTAAGCGTTGTAAGGCGCTATGGAACCCCATTGCCCCTAGTCCTAGTGAACGCTCCTGTGTGGCACTGTAGACAGCCTTACGTAGCTCCTTAGGTGCATGGAAGCAAAAGAAACTAATTACATTGTCAAGCATAGTAATTAAGTCAGCTACCATAGTGGTGTCTTTCCACTCTTGATAATACTCTAAGTTAACACTTGACAAACAACAAACTGCTGTACGTTCATCTGACGTAGGTAAGTGTATCTCGTTACACAGGTTAGACCCATGTATCTCAAGCCCCTTCTCTTTCATAGATGGTGGCAAGTGTCGATTAGCTTCATCAATAAAGTTTAAGTAAGGCTCACCCGTCCTAAAGCGTGTCTCAATTAAACGCTCCCATAGCTCACGTGCTGGTAGTAAGTCACGTACTGTCTTGTCATTAGGGTCTACTAAAGGCCAAGGGTCACCAGCCACTACAGCGTCCATGAATCGGTCAGTAATGTTCACTGCATTGTGTAGGTTAAAAGCCTTACGATTAGGGTCACCTCCTGTCGGTACACGAATGTTAATAAACTCAATGATGTCTGGGTGACTAATGTCCATGTAGGCTGCATAAGAACCCTTACGAGTCTTACCTTGCCTGTAGGCTGTCATGTCACTGTCTACTGTTTTTAAGAAAGGTATTGGTGAAGGAGCCACATCACTAACGCTACGAATGTCGCTCCAATGGCCGCCCACTCCACCACCTTTAACACTAAGCCATCGTAGTTCTGTCGAGTGTCCGATAAGACCATCAAGGTTATCAGGCACATAAGAGAGGAAACAGCTAATAGGTAATCCATTTATCTTTTCCCCCTCCTTAGGGGCATTGCTTAATATAGGGGAACTGAACATAAACCAGCCCTTGCTGGCGTAGTCATAGATGCGTTGTGCTAGTTCATAGTCATGCTTACTGAATGCCGTAGCAGCACGTGCATAGGCATCTTGTGGGTCTTCGCCCTCACGACAGTAGTAGTCTTTAAGGAGCGTATAGGCCTGTTCCGACAGTAACTTGTTACGCTTATAATCAATTGCAATGCTCATTTATCCACTCCGTTGTTTCTCTTATCCCTTTGAATCCAACGAGGGTGGCTCCAGTTTCAGTATTAATAACTGTAGGTACACTACGTACCTTGTAGTGAATTGCGGCATCAATATCTTTTCCAATGTCAACCTCTTCGTAATCAACCTCTTCATGGTTAAGAACTGTACTGACTGCTTTGCAAGGCTGACAACCCTCTGTGTAAAACTTAATTATCATCCTTAGTGCTCCCATGTAATGCTTCGTCATAAATCTTACAAGAACTAATAGCATTACGCTCTGCTTCTGTATAAGTCTTACTCGCTGAACCTAGATCATATAAAGCCTGAGCCTTATCTAAACTGTCCACACAATCCTGCCTTAGTAGTTCTAACGCTAACCCTCGCACTTGACCTTTCATTAGTATTCCTTCTGATATTCACCTGTACGAATCATGGCACAAATCTCAACTGCTCTTTTGCCTACCTGTTTGGCCCATCGACTGTCCATAAACTCGTCTGCTGCCTCGTCCCACTTATGGTTATAGGAAGCCTGTAGAGCCTTTTCAAACTTACGTAGCCTAGGCATACCTAGGTTAAAGCAAATGTCCACCAAGGCGTCATAACGAGCAGGGGAGTGCATGATCAAGTCAATAGTCCATGGAAATGCCATTGATAGTTCTTCCTCTACACGCTCAATGTCATTAGCTAGTAAGTAGGCTATCTCCCGTTGACTTAAGCCTATGCCTCCATTAGGGTCTATGTTACGTCCTACGCCTATAGTAGTCTTATTGGCTGTGCATTTGTAAGCGTGTGTCTCTACACCCTCATGTGCTGTAATCATCTTAGCTAGTGGAGTCATTACTTGTTCCCGTCTATTGGTTCATTGGTGTGCCTAGGTGCTAGAGCAGTCTCTTGTTGTTCTGTAGCAACAGGGGTGTTCTCTTCAATCAGAAGGTCAAGGTAATGCCTTGCTTTCTTCAAGTCCTCAAGCCCATTCTTAGTACGCCACCTAACGACATACTTAACTACGTTACCTTCACAGAAGAATAACCTGTTAGCCTGTATGAACTCTATAGGCTGAATCTTCATGTTCTGGTAGTGACTCCCGCCTACTTGAGACTCAAGTGCTTTAGGTTCTTCTTCGCTCATTACTGCCTCCATATCTCCAAAATCATCAAGAAAATTATACTTAGGCCAATCTATGATTTTACTCATTGTCTGAATCCTCTTTTAGTTCATCTGCACTTACACAGTAATAAGAGGTAGTATTTCCTCCGTAGCTTAGGTCACTGTCGTGTCCTCCTAAGTCTTTAGCTATTTTTTTACAATTCTTTTTATCGCCTGTTGCAACGATGTTAGTCATGGTAAAACCTTCTGATTCTTTACCACCTTCAATATATTGTTCTTTTATTACATGCCATTTAACTTTAGTCATTATCTTCATCCTCCTCAGTAAACATATCTAAGTTTTTCATTACCAAGTCTTCGTAACGATCAACTAATGACTCGCTTGTAATGCCTAACAGCTCACACAAGAAGTCAACGTCATACTTATTTAATATCTGTTCTTTTACTTCTTCAAAGGTGCTAGACATTTTAAATGCTCCAGTAACTTATCAATAGATTTCATGGTGAAGTGTGCCAGACCTTCTTTGTCACACCACTCACCTAGGTTCATCTTAGAGCCTTTCCTAAGGCGCTTACGTGAATCAGAGAATACAAATATCAATGGTCTATCAATCTCGTCCCTGATAGCTTTGTACTTCTGTGTGTCACCTACTCTAAAGAATCCCTTGCACTCTATCATAGCCCCTGTACGCTCACATATGAAGTCTGGTACGTACTTCTTATGTATCGTGTAAGGTAGCCTATAAGGTTCATACTGGAATCCCGTAGGGCCAACAGCGTCACTAAAGGCACTTTCAAGGCCTGATCTAAACTTAGTCATAAGTCTCCTTAGCTTATTTTCTATGTATTTTTCTAAGGAGCTTGTCTTTTTGGTTCTGTATTTCACTACAGCACCTACAAGCAGCTTTCTGTGTCTTACGTCCTTTCATGTTTATGTTCCCGCAAGGAAACCAGTGACCTTTACTAGACATTTAGTTCATCCTCTATGGTTAAGCGCCTAAAGCCGCCCCAATCACGCCTCATGTACAATAGGTTCCAACACACCTCTAGCCTGTCATGCCAATCCTCAGGGTGAGCCTCTTGCCACGCCTCTTGTACCTTAGCTAACATCTTAGGCTTAGGTACATCAGCCAGAAGCTTCTCAGCTTTCTTAGGCCCGATACCTACGAGGCCTTGTATGTTGTCCGTAGAGTCTCCTGTGAGCATCTGTAGGCACATCTTGCGGTAGCCTTGGTCTTTACATATGTAGTACAAAGTCTCTTTGGTGAAGTTATAATGCCAACCTTCTACCATGTCAATGTCTTTGTCTATGTGTGCAATAACAAAGTGCTCCTTAGCATCTAAGGCTTGTTGCGCCCATATGGATACTACATCATCAGCCTCACAGTTATCAGACTTAAAATGCCCTAGGCTATAAGCATACTCGTTGAGTTCCTTGCGCCTCTCTGTTACCTCAGGATTAGGGTCTTCCTCTTGCTCTTTAAGCTTACGATGGCCTTTGTAATCTTCTGTTATATCATAACGAAAGTTACCACTACCTTTTAAAGCTACAAATACTTTATCGCTACAAGTCTCCCATTGTATCTCTTCAATGGCCCTATCGTAATACTCCATAGCTTTTCTTAAGTCTATATCAGTCTTAAGAGCTATGCGATAGATGATAGAATCAGCATCAATAAAGCATTTGTCAAAGGGCTTGCTTTTACTATTCTTTATGTTCATACGTTACTCGCTTGTTAAGTTTAAGACCATCTGAGTGTTTTCTTTCTTTAGTCTTTTAGTTTGCTTATCTCTAGCAACTCTACTAAGCCTATTATGCTCAATACGATGGCAGTTAGAACATAACAGTAAACACTTTTTAGCTTCTTTTAACACTTGCTCCATCGGTTTTAGTATGTTCCCTCCTACGTTAAACTCTTTCTGTGAAGGGTCTATGTGGTGATAGTCATAAATCTCAATGTGCTTTAGGTCACGTAAGTCACAGTGCTCACACTTACCACCTTTAAGTTCAAAAAGCTCTAGTAGTCTGTTTCTTCTGTGCTCATAATCATATTCGTGTTTTCTGCCTTTGCGTTTCATAGCTTCTCCTAGTGTGTCTCAGCCCATGAGTCACCTACTTTAAACTCACCAGCTAAAGAACACCTGAGCTTGAAGTGGATACCAGCAGCCTCAATACAACTAGCTGCTAGACTACCAAACTTACCTGCCTGATCTTCCCTAACTTCCACTTGAAACTCGTCATGGATATTACCAACAAACTTATAATCTATACCCCATAGTATAGCATATCTGTCAAGAATAATCAAGGCTTGTTTCATAATTAAACTACCTGCTGACTGTAAGCACGAATTAAGTGCTGCATGTTCTGACCTGATAAACACTTTACGTCCATCTAAGCCTGTTATGTAGCCCTTAGATGCTGACTGTGCAACATTTTCCTTAAGCTTTGCAAGTGCTGGTGTAGCCTTGAGGAAACTATCCTTAAGTCGTTTACCTACTGCTCTACCGCCACCTGCAATACTGCCTATCTTCTCGTCACCTGCGCCATACAAGTAAGCGTATATGAAAGTCTTGGCCTGATTACGTGTATCAAGACCAGCAGCTTTCTGGTTAGCTGTGTGTATATCTCCTGTAAGTATAGTGTTAGTATAGTCTGCATCATCCATGAAGTGGGCCAGCATTCTCAATTCTAAGCCAGAGGCGTCTATACCAACAAGCTTATAACCTTTAGGCACTATCCAACATGAGCGACACTCTGGCCCGTAAAGGCTACTAGAGCTAGGCACCTGCGCTAAATTAGGCTTGCTGTGGGTCATACGCCCTGTCACAGCACCATTAGTATTAACGTAACCATGTACCCGCCCTGTGTCCTCATTAGCAGCCTCAAGCCAACTACGTACCTGAGCTATGCGCTTACCTACTAACAGGTAGGAGGCAATCAACTCAGCCTCAGGTATGCCTTTGACATTCTTAAGTATGTCCTCAGACACGATAGGGTGGCCTGTCTCTGTAAAGGCCTTAGGCTTCCATCCAAAGTGCTTAAGGTAGCGGCCTATCTGTTGCCGTGAAGCAAGGTTAAAAACAGGCCAGTCAATACGACTAAAAGGCCCACCTACTTCTTCCCATCTTTCACCGAGGAACTTGAGTCCAACGATGCTGTAGGTGCCGTCTTTCTTAAGCTTGGGAACAATCTCCTTAATGTACGTAGGTAAAGGTAAAAACACTTGTTGGACAACTTCCTCAAGTTCATATGACTTCTCCTGTAATTCCGCTACTAAATCCCTAGCCTTTGGCGAATCCAAAAGCCAGCCGTTTCTAATTTGCTTCTGTATGATGCGTTGTACGTCATGCTCTAACTCAAGGCTATCAGGCTTAAAGTCCTCTAGCTCTTTAAGTAAAGCTTTGTACACCTCATGGTTTACGTTTACATCTTGCTCACAGTAAAGGAGCATATCGTGCGTGTAGTGAGTCCAATCACTATAGTCACCCTTAGGGTATCCAAGCTTCTCGCCCCAGTGTCCTAGGCTATGTGCCTCGCGCTGCGGGTCTGCTAGTCTTGACATGACTAATGTGTCTGTAATCTTACAGGCGCTAAAGTCAGTGCCTAGTAACTTCTCACACGCTGGTATGTCGTAACCTATAATGTTATGCCCTATCACCTCCTGTGCTTGTGCTATTGCTATATTAAATGTAGGCCACTGGCCCTCTACGTATGAGCTTATGACGCCAGTGTCAATATCCTTAGTGATAATGCACCATACCTTTGTAGGCGCTAGGCCATTAGTCTCTATATCAAATATTAATCTAGTCATAGGTCACCTATAGTAAATATGTGACCCCAACTTAATTGTGGTGGTCATTTCATCTGCCCAGTACGGGTGTACATAGTCTGCATGGTAATGCGTAGCACCTTCGGTAATGTCAATAGACTTACCAGCTAATACGTGCTGTGCTAAAATAGTAGCTTCCAGCATTGCTTTACCATCTTGGGGCTTGTCAGACAAACCATCACAGAACCAACTGTACTGGCACTGGTATCTGATAGGGTTAATCATGTCCCACCCATGATACTTAGCTTGCTTTATAACCTCACAAGCTGTATCGGGATACCTACTGTCAGCCATACGATTTAACACGCTATGTGCTACACCTATCTGACCCGCTAATGGCTCACCTCTAGCCTCATGGTAGATGTTTAGGGCCATACATAACACTGCTGCGGTTACCATGATTAAAAGTCGTCATGTGCGTTAGCTGCCTTAGTCTCAGGTGCCTGAGTAGCTACCAAGCGACTGCTATGGTTCTCATAAAAGAGCCAGCCAGCTACCCCTGTACGTCCTGTACGTCTACACTTAACTAGTTGCACCTGAGTACAGTTACGTGCGTAATCATCGTCCGTCATTTTGTCCCTTGACAGGAGTATGGTATTGAAAGCAATCTGGTTGATTGAACCGCTGCCCTTCAAGTCATACTCGCCTACGTCATGGGCATCCTTAGCATGTGGCTTACGCATGTGGCTAACAATGATAATACTGACACCTGTATTCTTGGCAAGCTTAAGGCACTTATCCATAAACGCATCAATGGTTCCATTCTCATTACTGGTCACCGCTGCTTGCAGAGGGTCTAGTATTATTATATCACAATCTAAGCCTTTAACCAAGTATTGCATCTTAGCAAATAACTCGTCAGCCTCTAACGCACCCTGATGATCTAAGATGTGTAGCTTGTCACTGTTTGCCATCTCGTCATACTTCTCATGGTACAGATTGTAATCCCTGTCCTCATTAGGCACATCTGCAATGTTAGTACCCATGTAAACCGATAGTAACTTCTCTACTGTCTCACCTACGCAAGCCTCTAGGAACACACAACCAATCTTCTTAGCACTCTCTAAGTACATACCATGCACTAGGTTATAAACCATAGTGGTCTTACCTATGGACGTTAAGGCGCCTATGACTGTCACCTCACCTGCTGCGATACCACCATTCATCATGGCATTAAGACTACCAAAGCTTGCAGGTAGTGGCGTGACTTCTTCTGTACCTCGCTTAAGGAACTTATCCCACACGTCAGGGTCACCTAGGCTTACAACACCCTCAGGCTTGTAGGCTTTAGCGTCCCACCAGCATTTAGTGTACTCACGTACCCTGTTGGCCTTGAGCATATCGCCAGCGTCCTTAAGGGGTAACGTACACACCTTAGCCTTACGAGGGCTAAACAAAGGTAATACATCAGCCGCAGCCTTGATACCTGCCTCGTCTGAGTCAAAGCATATGACTACCTTATCAAATGTCTCAAGGTACTCAAGGCTGGCCTTAACGTCCTTGACTGCGCTGTTGGCACCTGAGCGAATGCTAACGGCAGGGAAGCCGCCATTCATTTCATACGCTGCCATGGCGTCTATCTCACCTTCTGTAATGGTTATGTACTTACCACCTGCTGCAAAGGATTGCTGACCAAACAAGCCAGCGCTGCCTAGGTCACCTGTGGCATAAAAATCCTTGGTTGCTACGTTACGCACCTTAGTGCCAACTACTTTGTTGCCCTCCTGATTGTGATATGGGTAATGGTGCTTACTAATGCTACCATCCTCACCATTCTCTACTGTGACGCCATAACGCTTGGCTGTATCCATGCTTATGCGTCTATCCTGTATAGCTGCTATTGTGCCTGTCATTTCTAAAGGCCTCGCTCTTGTCTTATTAGTATTGACTACTGACCCATCACCATGTATGTACGCATTACATGAGAAGCATACTTGGTGATTGTCTGAGTAAATTGCATTAGCATCTGATGAACCACAAGAGGAACAAGGGCCATGCTTTACAAAGGTACTCTCTGTCTGTTCTTTACGCATATAGCTCTGTAAGCTCCTGTGGTGCGTTGTAAGAGGCCTAGCCCTAAGGGGAATAGTAGGGCTAGGGGTTAACTTAAGAGGCCTTAGAAGTCCTCGTCTGTGTTGCCCGTGGCAAGCTCCAGTACCTTGACTTTATCTAGGTAGGGGGTGATACCATGGACGGGGTGCTCGTCACCTAGGCTGTACTGTACACGCACTAATGAACCACGTGTAATGGCGCCCATGAACTCGTCACCATTGGCCTCATATAAAGGCACGTTGAACTTAGAGGCGAACTTGCGCTGCTTCTGGCCCTCATACTCACGCATCTTAACGCCCTGCCCTTCTAGCTGCGTGATTGACGCATCATCTAGGGTGACTGTCAATGAATACTTACCAGTTGACTGCCCCTGATAAAGCTCATGCTCTGTTAGATTGACAAACGCTGCACTACCATTAATTACTGACATAAAATTATCCTTTCGGGTTTAGTGTTTTGACCATCATTGGCCTACTTAAGAACCTTATGGCTCTTTAGTATGTTCTTTAATTAATCATTATGAATTAACTAAAAGAATTTCTTTTGTTCTTAGGTATATTATACCAAACTTGTTAACACGTGTAAAGCACTAATATGTCCTTTCATCACAATTAAGGTCAATTAGGTCTGTGTACTCCTCCTCTAATAGTTGAGTAGTCTCAATGATCTTATGCAACCACTCAGGAATACGTGTGTATTCACCTGTCTTATAGTTGAAGTGATAGCCATAAAAGTCGTCAATTGTAAGCTCGTTAGCCTCGCTCATGTGCCATTGCACCTCGACCTCTATCATTACGTCTACGCTTAATACATCTATCTCAATGTTTATTGTTGAATTAGCCATGGGCTGTCTCCTTTAACTTCGTTTATGTTTATGTCTACTTCTAAGTCCACATTATAACTTGCTTCATTTGAGTATGTCAAGCACCGCCCACATAGATCAATAAATAGGTCTGTGGTTCTATCCTTACGACTTAACTCTATGTCATTCAATATGACGTTACAGGCCTTACAGCGCATCTTAAGCACCTCCTGTGCTTGTGATAGTCTCTAGGCCTTGTATGTCCTTAATGGCCTTTAGAGGCGACTTGAGGCGCTTTACTGGCTTACCTACGTATACACTATACTTCCATAAGTGTAGACCAACAAAACATGGGCCGATTGTAACTTCATAACGTGTCTTTAATAACCGCTTACGTGTAATTGTTTTCATAATATTGTACTCTCTTTTTTTACTTAGGTTATGCCTTACTCATGTAAGGCTTAGTGTTATGCTACTTGGTCAATTAGTTAATGTCAAGCTTATGGCCTATCCATTGGTCAAATGTATAATAATCTAATGGGTAACCATATGCAACCCCTTTTACTTTAGGCGTGTAAGTCTCTATAACGCCTCCTAAGGCCTCTTCATTGCCATGCAATACCTTACTAGCACTTATAAGCTCGGCAAGCACAGGCGCTAATTTAGAGCGTCCTAGGCCTGTGGCGGCTTGTATATGCTCAATCGTTAAATATGGCTCGCTCCAGTTCAATTCAAGTAGATTGTTATAGACTGTGATTGCTTTAGTGCTTAGTTTATTTTTACTCATGTTAGTTACCTCTCTTAAGTTTAGTTAAAGGCCACGTGTGTAGCATATATGATACAGAAGACGCCTATAGAGCCGCCTAAGGCGCTTAAGCCTATGCTTAGGTACTTGTCTAGCCTTTCTTGTTTGCGTACCTCACAGGACGCCTGTAGGCGCTTGTGCTTGTAGTCTTTCATTGTGTTACCTCTTTTTTTTGTTACGTGCTTTATTTTTCTTTGCTTGGTCGCGTCTAAACTGTTTATTAGCTGGTGATTCTGTGAGGTATGCCCACAGAACCCATAATACTATGGGCCACATAATAAATGATACTAGACTGATAATAGCTTCTAACATGGCTTGCGTCTCCTGTGTTTAGTTATTCAATACCATAGCCTGATATAGTACCATCATGTGACACTGTACACAAGCTTGCTTTGCTTACTTTGTCGCTTGTGCCTTTAATGACAAAATGAGGCGCTTTGTATGGGTTATATGAGACTACTGTAACCTTATGTATAGTATCTAAAGCGCCATAAACTGGCCCTAAAGAGCGACCTTTGTATGGCTTAAAGCCTATAGTATTCAATAGTAGGCCTTTAACGTATGCGTGTACGTTTTTTTGCCTATCTTTGAGCACTCTTTGGCGTCCCGCTTCATTGACCACGAAGTCTGCCCCTACTATATCCACGCTTTTCGCATGGCCTAACACAAGGCCACTAGAATCGCTTTTAATACTTATGAGGCCGTTATGTAGATTCCTGTATACTGATACTTTCATTGTGTCACCTATCCATTAGTTTATAAAGTATATAACTTAGAACCACAGGCGCCATGAGAATAGCACCTATTAAGAGTAAATCATTAATTAGATACATATTAAGCCACCATCATGCTAGGGATAACCATAGCAGACTTAAATTTACTTGCGCCACTACCATGTACAGTTATGGCAACATTCTTTTTGGTTCCATCGCATAGGCCACAGTCTACGCATTGTAGGCCTTCACTATCTGCTAGGCATTCAATTTCACCATGGTCTAGGCTATCGCCTTCTAATGCTACCCTGAACGTGTGAGCGCCTAAGGCCTGATATTTACGTGCCTGTTTGGGCGTATCAGCGCTTACCATGCACAAGTCAATAAAACGCTTGTCAAAGCCCTTGTGCGCTATTTGGTGCGTGTAGCCTGTATGACCTAAACCTAAACCAGCTATTAAAGCCATTGTTTCATAAGGCGCTGCGCTAGGATCGCCATAGGCGCCTAAGCGTGTCTTTCTGTGTGCAAAATAGGCACCATGTAAAGCCATGTCAAACTGCGGGTAAATACCACGTTTAAAGCCTTTATAAACTGCGTTAGGCGCTTGAGCTACACGCACATAACAGGTAGTGCCACGATGGGGGCAATGACCGCACACGTTTTCATCGGCACCAGTTTTAATAGCTTCTACTGGGTTTGTATTCGCGTCTAGTATCCATGTCTGTACCATGTCGCCCGTCTTGTCATTAGTGGTTTGCATGGTGGCAATGACTACAATTTCAGCTCCTGTGAGCATTGACGGGCCTTGATACATAATGTACCCACGTGATTTGGGTGCTTTAGTTTTAACCTTTATTTTGTTTGTGCCTAGTAACATGGTGTAACCTCATTTATTGTGGGTTAATATATCGTTTAGTCATTATGTGCGCTCCCTCCAATCAGCCCAAGCTGCCATTTCATCATCATTGTAGTAGTGCCCATCATGGAAGCCACCATTCGCCCATACCCACGTGACAAACTCAAGCTTGTGGTTTTGTGCCATGACTACATAATGATGTTCATCATGGAAGTCTGTATCTTTCCACGCCATTATTGAGACGCCCTTAGCTCTAGCAGTAGTAAACATATTACGTTGAGCCGACATGCTAGCCTCTAGCCATTCCTCATGCTTAAGGCCTTGTGCGTCCAATTGTGCGTCTCTGTGGATAGCGTCTTCGGCTTCCATGTTCTTAATATCGGCCTTTATACGTGCTAGTTTATCTTGTGCTTCCTTTATACAGTGTGTGTTGAATGTATCCATGGTAGTGCTTCCTTTAAGTGTCAATATTTTGACTGTTGTGCTGCTGTTGCGTTGTTGTTGGGTTAAGTATACTTGATACTTAAAAACTCACAATAGACAGAACTAACCAGTCACAATATAAATAAAGTTTGACACAATACCCAAAAGTATGCTATTTACGCGCACACGCCCATAGATAGGCGCTGCAATAGGTGGCACAAGTATTGCATAAAGCAAGTATCGTGCCAATAACCTAGAATCAACGTAAAAACATTGGGCATATGTTAGCCTAAGTTTTACACTAAACACGCTTAAAAGAGCATATAGACGCCTTAATGGGCCTGTGGATAACTTATGTAACTTATGTACAGGTTATGCACAGGTTACTAATGTCTCCATAGGCACCCACACTGGCACACACTTGTCAACATCTGTGACTATTGTTACCTAATTAGTCACAAGTAGACTCCAGGA